CTATTCGATAATGGGTACTGTTGGCCATTCAATATCCGGTGCAGTTGTTGTATTAACACGGTTCAGCAACACCCGATATTTTTTCCAGGCTTCCAGCAATGAGGTTTCTTCCTCCGTTGCGATCTCCAGATCTACAGCATCCTGAAGTGGCGCTATATGCTCACTGGCTACCTGCATCAGGCTGTTTTTTGTTTCTTCCGCCTCCCGGATCCGGAACAGTTTTTCTGCTTCCGTATCCTTCACCCAGGCTGTGCCGTTCCACTTCTGATATTCCCCTTCCGGCGATAACCAGGTGACATTTTCCGGTAATGAGCCGAGTTCAGAAATAAATAACGCGTCGCCGGAAGCCACGTCATAAACCGTTTTACCCCGATGATCTTCAACGAGATGCCACGATGACTCATCACTGTTGAAAACAGCCACGAAGCCAGCTGGAATATCTGGCGGTGCAATGTCGGTACTGTTTGCTGGCAGACCTGTATGAGGCGGAATATATGCGTCACCTTCACCAATAAATTCATTAGTTCCGGCCAGCAGATTATAAATTTTTATGGTCCGTGGTTGTTCACTCATTCTGAATGCCATTATGCAAGCCTCACAATATAGTTAAATGCGATGTTTTTGACGGTGTTTTCCGCGTTACCAGCAGCGTTAACGGTGATGGTGTGTCCATGTGAGCCAATCGCAACCGAGTGCGTATGAGCACCAATACCGACAGTATGTGCGTGTGCACCTGCGCTTGCAGCAGTACCCGATACAGAGTGCGTATGAGCGCCTGCAGAAGAAGTGTTAACACTGTATTTAGAATAATCAGGTGATCCACTTCCCGGAGCACCACTGGAACCACCTGAAACAAATGTCATCGAATGGGTATGTGCACCGGCTGAAGCAGCCGTACCGCTAACACTATGGGTATGCGCACCAGTGTTATTCGTGGATTTAGTGCCGTAATCAAACGACGATGTGGTTTTCGTCCCCAAATCAGTACTGGATGCGCTGGCGCTGTGGGTATGCGATTTTATGCCGTCCTGTTCCTGAGACAATACGGCACGACCACTGGCGGGCTTGCCCTTAATCGTCCAGCCACGCATATCAGGGATCACGCCTGACGGATAAGCGGCTGCAAGTTTCGGGTAGGCAGATTTGTCAAAAGTCTGCCCCTGCATCAGGGCATAACCAGACGGAACGGTATCTGATGGCCACGGGATTGGTGCGCCGACTGGGTAGCTTTCTGGTGGAAGATTTTTCGAGGTATAAACTTCTGCCCAGTCTTCCTCAAAACCATAACCGTCTCTTGAAGAACGGTAGAACAGACCACCATTTCTGTAATGCGCCTTCATCTGCAGGGTCCGGCAACTTCCGACTCCGGTATAGAAGTTAACCAGAATATAGCTGTCGCCAGAGCGGGTGACATTATAAGCGCCTGATTCGGCATTCCAGGGAACGCCACCATCCGCATCGGCATATGTATCCGTTGCCCTTCTGGCAAAAGCAGCCACATGCGCGGCGGTTAAAGTGATATCAGTAGAACCATCAAATGGAACACCGGATATTTTTCTTGCAGTCTGGAGTTTTGTAGCAGTTGCAGCATTACCAGTAGTGTTCTGATTACCCGTAGTGTTTACACCTGGAAGGTTAATATTTGCAGAACCGTCGAAAACAACTCCACCGATAGATCTTGCCGTCTGCAATTTCGTGGCTGTACTTGCATTACCATTCAATGAACCAGTTAATCCACCTGTAACAGACAACGGACCTGAAACTGTTCCTCCGGTTGTTGGCAGTGCTCCAATATCTGATGGTGTAGGTTTCTGATGTGAGCTATACATCGTATAAACAACACCATAGGTAACGCTGGAAGGCTTACTCGCTGAATATGTTGGCGAGGTATAAACAGAAACTGACGCATTTGCAGTACAATCCCAATGGATATTTACACTCGTCGCATAATTGCCAATCTCAACGTAAATATCATATGTATCGCCGGATGTGTTGATCCAGGCGAAATTCGTTAATCCGACGGCTGTACGCTTCCACAAAGCCCCGGTAATTCCTTTGGGGTTTCCATTGCCTGCTCGTAGAACCAGTTCTGAAATGCCTGCCTGATGTGGGGAACCGACGTTGTAACCAGCGCCACCAATCAATGCGATGTAAACGATGGAACTCGTTTGTGGCATGGTAACCGTAGCCAGTTTGAACCACCCAGCCCCGCCAGAGAAAGACATCGTTACTGAATTTAAAGTACCAATATCTTTCGGCGTTAATGTTATATCCGCAGTCAGTGCTTTTCCGTTAACTTTTCGGTTAGATGGCACCCTGCTATTCGCATTGTCATTGGCTGCTTTAACTGCTTTTGGCGTTGCGGCCAGCGATTCACTGGTGCTATCAACAGCACTGCTAAGTTTCACAACACCTTTAGTTGTAAGGCTTGCGTCTTCCATCGCAACTGCACCGGCAATCTCTTCAGCACGATCAGCAGCAGCTTCCGCACGGGTCGCAGCGGATTCAGCAGTAGTTTTGCTCTGAGATGCCGCCGTCGCACTGCCAGCAGCCTCTGTTGCCTTCGTGGATGCCGTCGTGGCGCTGCCCTTCGCTGCTGACGCTTGTCTGGTCGCCTCATCTTTTGAAGCAGACGCCGATGAGGCCGATGACGCCGCCGAACTGGCGGACGATGCGGCAGCCGTTTTTGAGGATTCTGCGCTGGTTTCCGACGCTTTCGCGTTCGTTTCGGATGTCTTCGCTGCGGAAGCTGACCTCGCTGCTGCGCTGGCCTGTTCAGTGGCTTCGCCAGCCTTCGTTGTGGCTGTTGAAGCGGACGATGCGGCGCTTTCTGCCGATTTTCCGGCGGCGCTAGCACTGGCTGAGGCCTGCCCGGCACTTGTTGACGCTGCACTGGCAGACGACGCAGCCGCTGTTTTTGAGCCTGCCGCAGCCGAGGCGCTCTGTCCCGCTGCCGTTTCAGAAGACCTGGCGTTTGTCTCGGACGTCTTTGCCGCCTTCGCGGAATTGCCTGCTGCCGTTGCCGAGGAAGCGGCACTACTGGCGCTTGATGATGCGTTCGTTTCTGATGATTTCGCTGCCTCTTTTGAGGCCGCCGCATCCCGGGCTGAGGTGGCTGCTTCTGACGCCTTCGTGGTCGCGGCGGATGCAGAAGTGGCTGCTGATTGTTGTGACGCTGCCGCATTCGTTTCTGACGTTTTCGCCGTAGCGGCACTGGTAGCTGCCGCGCTTTTTGAGGACTCTGCAGCAGCAGCACTTTTCGATGCTTCACTGGCCTTTGTTGATGCCGTTCCTGCGCTGGAAGATGCTGACTGAGCCGACGACGCGGCCTGTCCGGCTGACGTGCTGGCTGCGCGTGCTGAGCCTGCAGCATCAGTCGCATGGGTTGCCGCCTCACGGGCTGATGTGCTGGCATCGCTGGCTGACTTCTTCGCGGCTGCCGTGTTCTGTGCCACCGCGGACGCGTTACGCGCCACCTCTTCCACCATCAGTTCAAAACGGCGCAGTGCCTCAGGACGGGCATCATCCTCCGTCATGGCACCGAGAAAATCATTCAGCGTACCGGGTCGGGAATCTTCATACACGGTGATGGTCCCGGCATGTGACGGCGGGAATCCCTCCACCAACAGAATAACGCTGTACTGCCCGTACTCAACGTCCATGCTGTAACGCCCGGCTTCATCCGGATTTTCTGAGGCCAGCGTGTTCACCACCACCGTGGTGCTGTTACGTTTTGCTTTCAGCTGGATTGTGCAGTTCTGTACCGGTTTTCCTGTGCCGTCTTTCAGTACACCTGAAATCTTTACTGCCATATTCACCCCACAAAAAAGCCCGCCTGAACCGGCGGGCTGTCATAACACTGTGTTACCTGGCTAATCAGAATTTATAACCGACACCCACGATGAAACCGTCAGTGCGCCAGTCACCACTGCCGGAGCCTTCATAAGCAATATCAATGGCCACGGATTCGGTCGGGTTAAACTGCACGCCAGCCCCCCACGCCAGAGACGTGTTGCTGTGGCGACCGTCATCACTTCCGGTCAGCACATCGTGCTTTTTCCCCTTGTTGTCAGTTACGCGAAGATAATCCCCGGAGAAAGTCGACACACGGCTGTAAGCCACACCCGCCATCGCATACGCGCTGAACCATTCATTCACGCGCACAGACGGCCCCGCCATTACGCTGAACCAGCGGTTACGCACGGAATCTTCATGCCAGCGGGTATCGCTGTAACGGGTAAGCTGGCGATTCTTGTCTCCTGCATAGCTGAATGACGTCACCATTCCCAGCGTGTCCGTAAACTCATAACGGTATTTCACGTTAATCCCGTTCAGATCATCGCTGCCGGAAACGTTCGTCGAGGCATGAAGATAGCCCGCGCTCAGCGTGGACTGATGTTCAGACGCCCATGCAGGCGCACCGGATACGGCCAGACAGATGGCTGCGGACAAAATGGCGGCATAAAGTTTACGCATAATTACCTCTCGCTTTTCTGCAATAAAAAAGGCGTCATTTCTGACGCCCGTTCTGGGTTATAAAATTCAGCTGATACTGATACCTGCTGTGGATTTTTTCATCACCACAACCAGCAGATCGCTGATACTGGTTGTTGGTGTCCAGTTATTCGCTCCTGATGAAGATACGGTGAATGTCAGTGTCAGCGTCCCCTGTCCGGCAGGCATATCTATAACTGAGGAAAATACGCCCTGAGCATCCGTCGTGGACTGATTAAAAATCTCCTGACCATTGCGGGTCACTCTTAACCGGCAGGTTGAATACCAGTATGACTGTTGGTTATTACTGTTGAAATTCTCATGCTTACCACCGCGGAATAACACTGGCGGTATCATGACCTGCCGGTCAAATTTCTGATCATCACTGATTCTTACCGTGATGGTGCCACTGGCATAACTGTTCGTGCGGGGGAAAGACTTGCTGACCGTTTTGACAATATCGCCTTCAATCTGATTGGCTGACAGTTTCCCCTTAATCTGACAGTTCTCATTAATCGTGACGTTGTTGAGCGTCCCGGAGTTCGCATTCACACTGCCACTGATATCCGCATTTTTAGCAGTCAGCTTTCCGTCCGGTGTCAGGGAAAATGCCGGTGGATTTCCACCACTGGTAATGGTGGGGGCCGTCAGGCGTTTCAGGAACACGTCGTTCATGAATATCTGGTTGCCCTGCGCCACAAACATCGGCGTTTCATTCCCGTTTGCCGGGTCAATAAACGCGATACGATTGGCGGCAACCAGAAACTGACTCAGTTTGCCTTCCTCTGTATCCTCCATGCTGAGGCCAATACCCGCGACATAATGTTTGCCGTCTTTGGTCTGCTCAATTTTGACAGCCCACATGGCATTCCATTTATCGTTGGCATCCTTCCACTCTTTCGAAAACTCATCCAGTCTGCTGGCGTTATCCTCCGTCAGGTCGACTTTTTCCAGCAACTCCTTGCCGAGATGAGATTCGGTTATCTTGCCTTTGAAAAAATCCAGGTAACCTTCCGCATCATCGCTCGCCCGACCGACAGCCTCCACGAATGCCGATTTGCCAACGGTGTTCACACTACGAACGTAAAAATAATAATCATGGCCCGGCCTGATATTGATACTGGCAGCTATCCAGTACAGCGCCGTGCCAAGATAGCGGGCTGTGGTTTCAACCTGCCTGATATCAGCAATCCGTTTTTCCGAGAACCAGAACTCAAACTGTACCGTCGGATCATAAACCGCAAGATGCGGCGTGGCGGTTATCTGAAAATAGCCCGGCGTCAGCTCAATCCGCGACGGCGCTGCCGGTGCGGCAATCCGGAACGATACCGATGCCGGATCGCCCTGCTGTCCCCACGCATTTACCGCCCGGACTGTCAGCCTGTAGTTCCCCAGTCGGGGAGCATTTTTTTCTGGTTATGCCCTCCATTAAAAATGGGGCCGAAGCCCCGTTTGAATGTTTAACCAAGAATCAGACAACCATGTGCCGGCTTCACTGATGAAACACCCCATGCCAGTCCAACTTCATAGCGCACCTGGCGATACTGACGATACAGTGCAATCTGGAACGTAATCCCTGAAATCGGGTCCGTAACATTCATTACATCATCAGCATTATCGCCACCTTCCGGCATTGCCGGAGTACGGGATGCCAGCAGAAACGCGTTGCGATCAAACGCCATATTTGCCGTAAAGGCCCCAACAACTGTGATGGCAGTATCATCGGCCAGATCCTGACGCAGTCCGGGCGCTGCAAGAGTAATCAGATTGCTGGTCGCTGCTGCCACAACATACTGATTCGGATCACCAGCGAACGTAACAATCTGACCTGCAGAAATACTCCCCGAACCAGTATCAATGGAAATAAGAACATCGCCTTCTTTTTTCTCTCCATTCACGAGATAACCAGTTGCAGCAACCTTTGGCGCTCGTTTCACACCTGCCGAACTGTGAATATTGAATCCCTCCAGACGCCCCAACACGCCCTCACGCAGTAGCTGTTCAGTGCCGGATTCATTCACTTTAAACAATACAGACTGTTTTCCGCGCAAATTAGCAATGGCAGTGGAGCCAAGCACCATCTGCAGATCGGTTGTCGGTGCGCCGTTATCCTCCAGAACCTGACGAGCCAGAGCAGCATCAGAAAGATCATCTTTAACACCAAACGGCGTTGTCCCTGCGGTTCCCACGGCGCGGGAAGCACCGAAATACAACGCACCAAGATCAGCCTCAACCTCGTTTGCAAGGGCGCGAAAAGCCTGCTTGAACTGATCAGCCAGAATGGTGTTGTAAGTCCCTGAAGGGCCAAGAGCCAGTTGTTCTTCACCATTCCATTTAACCGGTGCCATTTTGGATTTAGTAATTTTTACATCAACAGTGCCAATATTTTGATCACCGGTAAACATGCTGTTAATAGCAGTGCGGTTACCGGGCAAAACATCCGTCAACAGTTCATCAATTTCTGTCGGGATGAAGCCTGTCAGGGAGACATCAAAATCAGCATTGATTAGGTCCGACAGCTCCATCCGCAACAGATCTTCATCCCAGCCAGCATTCATCGGCAGGCGATTATCTGCCAGGCGGTACGCCTTTTTCTGCTCATCCGTCAGGCCAGACAGAACAATGACCGGAACAGAATCCATTTTGAGCATTTCAGCCGCCATAACACGACCGTGACCCGCAATAATTTCGCCCTTTTCGTCAATCAGCACCGGATTAGTCCAGCCGAATTGCTTAATACTTTCTACCAGTTGTGCCACCTGCTCAGGGCTGTGCGTCCTGGCGTTGTGCGCATACGGTGACAATTCTTGTAATGGGCGATAGACTATCTTTAATTTCTCGCTCATACAGCCTTGCTTTATGAATAAAACGCCCCCCAGCAGCCAGTGCTACTGGGGACGGAGGGGTTGCTGGTAAAGTTAGGTATTGGATCAATGAGTGAGTCAACATAATATTAAACTCACAATTATAAATCAGCCATATATTAGGAGCGCCAAAAAAAACCTGAAAACAATATAATAACAGGATAAATTTCAAGGCGACCAAGAATCATAGCTATGCACATTAAACATTTTGCAATGTCATTAAGCACTCCGAATGACGATGCAGTAGCCCCAAAACCTAATCCCATATTATTAATACATGCAGCCACTGTTGCAAATGATGTAAGAAAATCATATCCCATACCATTTAATACCAGTATAAAAAACACCGTGAAGAGAGTATAAAGAAAAAAGAAACTCCATACAGACCTCATTACACGATCTGTAACTATCTTCCCTCCTACATTTACACTCAACAACGCTCTGGGATGAGAAAGCTGATTTATCTCGTGTTTGCTTTGTTTGAAAAGTATAAGAAATCGAAGTGACTTAATTCCACCACAAGTTGAACCTATACATCCCCCAAAGAAACTTGACAACAGCAAAAACACTATCGTGTGCGTGGGCCAACTTGCATAATCCTGCGTAGCTAAACCATTATCAGTGAGCATGGAACTGGCAAGAAAAAACGAATGAATAAAACTTCCATGCAAGTCATACATACCTATATGCCAGACCTGGAAAGAGGTAACAATGATCACCCCTAAGGCTATTAACAGAAAGAAACGAAGTTCAATATCTCTGATTAAAGGTTTTATCGTTTTCCTGCTAATAACAATATACCAAAGAGTGAAGTTGAAAGCCGATAGCAGGGAAAAAGAACCAGCCACCAGCTCAACCAAATAGTTATTAAAATATCCGATACTCTCGCTATGAGTTGAGAAACCACCAAGCGAAACTGTGGAAATCCCGTGACAAATAGCATCAAACAAAGGCATTCCTGCAAGTCTATAACAGACAATACAAGCAATACCTAATAAAGAATAAGTTATCCACAGTGTCCGTGACGTATCGGCCAGGCGGGGAGTGAGTTTGTCATCCTTAAATGGCCCCGGCATTTCTGACTGATAAAGCTTTGCACCACCAATACCCAATAATGGCAATACAGCAACCGCCAGAACAATAACTCCTAAACCACCTATAAAATTTAACTGTGACCGATAGTACAAATATGCCCGAGGTAATGAACTAACATCATCAATTACAGTTGCTCCTGTTGTTGTTATTCCAGAAACCCCTTCAAACAGAGCATCAATGAACGTTAAATTAAGTTCTGAGTCAATCCATAAAGGGAATGCACTAATAACAGAAAACAAAATCCAAAACATTACAATTATAATAAACCCATCACGGGTACGTAATTGAATGCCAGATTTCTTAGTTGTATACCACGCTCCGCCACCAATGCAAAAAAATATAACGAAAGTTATAAAGAAAACGAACAGGCTTTTTTCTTTATAAAACAATGCTACAACCATTGGTGGCAACATTGAAAGACTATAGAGCCAAACCAGGAACCCACACATATGAGTAACAACTCTTACATGAGATGTATTCATATCTAAATATTCTTTCAATTATAACCACCTTGCTGCAATATTATGATTATACTGTATAAAATTTAACTCCTCTTAGATCTTACTTCACTGTTCCTTATGAAACAATCATCAAAATGAATCATATTGTAGTTAAGATTTTACTTTAAACACTGCTCGGTTATGTATTGCTGAGCACCTTCAAGTTGGGCCTGCATCATTACCAGTCGTTCCCGGAGGGTGAAATAATCCCGTTCAGCGGTGTCTGCCAGTCGGGGGGAGGCTGCATTATCCACGCCGGAGGCGGTGGTGGCTTCACGCACTGACTGACAGACTGCTTTGATGTGCAACCGACGACGACCAGCGGCAACATCATCACGCAGAACATCATTTTCAGCTTTCGCATCAGCTAACTCCTTCGTGTATTTTGCATCGAGCGCAGCAACATCACGCGGACTTGTGCAAGTTGCCAGGAGGATCTGGAGCTTATCAGTAAACAGAGAGGTTCGAAGTGAGCGAAATTAACTCTCAGGCACTGCGTGAAGCGGCAGAGAAAGCCGGTGAAGATAAGTGGCAGGCTAAAAAAATAAATGGTGATTTTTTCGTTATTCGTCACGGTAGTTATACAAGACAGCATGGCTACACATCGTATCAACCCATTGCGGAGATTGATTGTAAGCCAGTCCGGGATTTTGTTGCCAAGGCTAATCCGGCTACCGTGCTGGAATTACTGGATGAACTGGAAGCAGCAAAAAAGCGCATTGCAGAACTGGAAGCGCGGGAAATACTGCTCCCGGAACGTAGCAGCATGCTTCATCGAACAGATTTTCACGATGATTACCAAACGGTAATGGCATACAAAGTTTCTGAAGTCATCGATGCAATCCGCGCTACTGGCATTCGCATCAAAGGAGAGTGAGATGATTCACTACCACGGTGGGCCTATTACTCCTGATACGTGCGCAATGAGAGCATGGAAAGGGCGACATGCGTTTATCAGTTTTGCGCATTCAGGCCAGATCAATCTCGCGGCTGAATACTGTCAGTCGTTCGCGCTGGACAACGGTGCATTCACCGCCTGGAAAGCAGCTGGCAAAAACAAAATCGACTGGAGCGATTACTACGAGTTTGTTGCTCGCTGGAAGAATCACCCAGGATTCGATTTTGCCATTATCCCGGATATTATTGATGGCGGAGAGGAGGAAAATGATGCGCTTCTGAATGAGTGGCCTCACGGAAAACTAGCTGGCGTTCCAGTGTGGCACATGAATGAAAGTGACGCGCGATTTATTCATTTGTGCAATGAGTTTCCGCGAGTGGCTATCGGTAGTTGTGGCGACTATGACGTAAAGCGCCCAACTCTTGCGGTAGCCAGAATGAAAGACCTGATTCGTCACATTGTTGATGGGCATGGTCAGCCGGTTACGAAACTACATGGATTGCGCATGTTAAATCCGCTGATATTCACAAAATTACCCTTAGCCAGCGCAGATAGTACGAACGTCGCTCGAAACATCGGTATTGATAAAGCCTGGTCTGGGGCTTATGCACCTGCAAGTAAAGAGACACGCGCAGCATTAATGGTAGAACGGATTGAGGCACACAATAGCCCTGGTTCTCTTGCGTATTGTGAACAACGCGACCGCTTTGAAATGCAATTGCAACTAGCAGTTTAAGGACTAACAAATGACCACTATTACCAAAGAACGTATTGAATTGTTCATTAAAAATCCGCTTGAAAACGGGCTTACTCGTGGCGAACAAATGGAACTGGCACGAATTGCACTGGCATCACTGGAACGCGAACTGATTCGCCACGAGCATGCCAAATGGTCTGACTCCACATTTGGCTGCGTTGGCCCCATTGGTCCACTGAAACACCTCTCAAAAGAGGCTCTGGAAGCCGCAGCCGAACCAGACGATCTCAGCGAGTGGGCTGATATGCATTTCCTGTTGTGGGATGCACAGCGCCGTGCTGGCATCAGCGATGCTGAAATTACCGCTGCTATGGAAGATAAATTGAAGATCAACATGGAGCGCCAGTGGCCTGAACCAAAAGATGGTGAGCCTCGCTTGCACATTAAAGAACCCGGCAACTCTCCGGTAATTCCGGATGGTTTATCCACGGTATGCGCTGAGGCTTATCAGGTTGTAGGAGTTATGGCAGATGCGCTTGGTGTATTCGGTGATGCAGCAGTACAGAAAGTTCTGGATAACCTGTCACAGCAAAAACTTGTTCACAGAGATGTGCTGCCGTTCTCGCTTCCGGTGACTCCGGATGGTTGGATAAGCTGTAGTGAGCGAATGCCGAAAGAGGCAATAGCTGAAGGCCATATAACAACAAACCCTGTCGCTGCCACTCGCGCAGCAAAATCAGAGGTAAGGAGATCAAGACTTACGGCTGACGAATACCTGAAAATTTATCAAGCAGCAGAATCATCACCATGTTGGCTCAGACTTGCAATGGAACTGGCTGTTGTTACCGGGCAGCGAGTTGGTGATTTATGCGAAATGAAGTGGTCTGATATCGTAGATGGATATCTTTATGTCGAGCAAAGCAAAACAGGCGTAAAAATTGCCATCCCAACAACATTGCATGTTGATGCTCTCGGGATATCAATGAAGGAAACACTTGATAAATGCAAAAAGATTCTTGGCGGAGAAACCATAATTGCATCTACTCGTCGTGAACCGCTTTCATCCGGCACAGTATCAAGGTATTTTATGCGCGCACGAAAAGCATCAGGTCTCTCCTTCGAAGGGGATCCGCCAACCTTTCACGAGTTGCGCAGTTTGTCTGCAAGACTCTATGAGAAGCAGATAAGCGATAAATTTGCTCAACATCTTCTCGGGCATAAGTCGGACACCATGGCATCACAGTATCGTGATGACAGAGGCAGGGAGTGGGACAAAATTGAAATCAAATAA